GATACTTCTCACAAACTAGATGATGATATCCAAATGGAAGCATGTGGTGATTGTGGATGCGATCCAAAAAATCCAAAACCAGGCTGTGATTGTCCATCACATAATCATAATGAAGATATTTCAGAAGCACCTACAATGGACACAACACAACTAATTACACTACTTAAAAATGCAGGACTTAGTGAAACAGCTATTCAAGAAAAATTAAATGAATGGGCTAACACACCAGATAACATTGGAGAAGTAGAACCAAGAGAACACGGAGATGCATATGATTTTGCTCAGGGTGTAAATTTAAGTCTAAAACGTTATTTAGATGCAGAAAACATGAAGGTAAATGTACAAGAGCATACAGTACAAGATATGAAGGCTCTTTACGAAGCTAAGAAGAATAGCTAAAGGTTATAACAAAGTAGAAAGGGTTAGATTAATTTCTAACCCTTTTTCTGTTTATAAATACAATTATGGCAGTAGATACAAGATTAACCAAAACTCCACATAAAACGGAGAAATACACAGAAGACCAACTAATGGAGTTGGCTAAATGTGCAAATGATCCTAAATATTTTATGACAGAGCATTGCTACATCCAACATCCAACTAAAGGACGTATGCGTTTTGCTCTTTTTGACTACCAGAGAGATTTGGTAGATAATTATCACAATAATAGATTTAGTATAGCAATGCTTGCTAGACAAATGGGCAAATCAACAGCAGCAGCAGGATACCTATTATGGTATGCAATGTTCCATGCTGACCAAACTATTCTTATTGCAGCACACAAGTATAGTGGTGCTCAAGAAATTATGCAACGTATACGATTTGCATATGAAACATTACCAGATTATATTCGTGCAGGTGTTACAGCATATAACAAAGGTAGTTTAGAATTTGACAATGGTAGCCGTATTATTGCACAAGCAACTACTGAAAATACAGGACGTGGTTTGTCTATATCACTTGCTTACTTGGACGAGTTTGCATTTGTTAGAGGAACGATAGCCAGAGAGTTCTGGACAGCATTAAGTCCAACACTTAGTACAGGTGGTAAATGTATTATTACTAGTACTCCAAATATGGACGACGACCAGTTTGCACAAATTTGGCGTGAAGCTAATAAGAATGTTGACGAATATGGAAATGAATCTGATATAGGAAAAAATGGATTTGCCCATTTCTTAGCCACATGGATACAGCACCCAGACAGAGATGAAGAATGGGCAGAAGAAGAACGTAATAAAATTGGAGAAGAACGATTTAGACGTGAACATAATTGTGAATTTATTGCGTTTGACGAAACACTTATTGATAGTATAAAATTGGCTCAAATGGAATATCAAGATCCGTATGCTAAAATGGGCCAAGTGCGTTGGTATAGACCAGTTAAAAAAGATCACATATACATGGTGGCATTAGATCCAAGTTTAGGTACAGGCGGAGATAATAGCGCAATACAAGTATATGAACTACCAGGAATGAGACAGATAGCAGAATGGCAGAATAATAGAACACGTGTTCAAGGACAGGTAAAAATTATTAAGCAAATATGTGACTACATTCATACAGAAACAAAAGGTAATTGTGAGCTTTATTATAGTATTGAAAATAATACACTGGGGGAAGCAGCACTGGGTAGTGTTATGGAGCTGGGTGAAGAAAATATACCTGGCACATTTTTAAGTGAAAGTAAAGCACATGGAAATAGTAAAAAATTTCGTAGGGGTTTTACTACAACACATAAAAGTAAAATATCAGCATGTAGTAAATTAAAACATTGGATTGAAACAGACAAAATGGGTATTGCCAGTCAAAATCTATTAAGAGAACTAAAAACATTTATTGCACGTGGTAATACTTATTCAGCCAAAGAGGGTGAGACAGACGATTTAGTAATGGCTAGTATTTTAGTAATTCGCATGTCGCAAGAACTAATAAATTATGAAGAAAAAGCATACGATTATTTGCTAAGTGAAGATGCATATGATGACGATGATTTCGTTCAACCTATGCCATTCAGTATGCTTTAAAATATACTTTTTGGATAAATACTTTAAAGGATTTAAAATGGAACAACTAGCTTCAGAAATTTTTAATATATTAAAAGGTGCAAATATGGATATTGTACTGTATAACGATGCAGGACAGAAAACATTAGAACCTGCTGAAGCAACACGTTTTTATGTAATTAACGGAGATTTATTAGTTACACTTCGAAATGACAATTCTGGACAGACAGAGACTGTAGTACAAATTGGCACAGATTTTAAATTGCAAGACAACAAAACGTTACTTAACAATATTAAGTCAGTAACACATAATACAATGGGTGAATATAAATTGAGACGCTTTAACAAAAACATACAACCAAAAGACTTTTCACATCAGAGTGTGACTGAAGGATATAGCAGAGCATATGGTAGCTTGAAAACAAGTTATATTCAAATGGAAAACTGTAGATTAATCATCAAGCATACAAAAGGTGTGAATGAAGAAATACGTGGTTCTAGAAGTAGACATATACACTCATTGTTTGTAGAAGATGGACAAGGAAATCGCCAACAATTCCCACACAAATATATGGCAGGTGCAAAGGCAATGGCTATGCACGTTAATAATGGTGGTGTATTTGAAGATGCAAAAGGTAATAAAATACTTGGAATTTGTGAGGAAATCACAGATTTAAATCAATTTTTAAACCATGTAAAGAGAAATAAGCTAGTAAATGAAGGTAACCAGGATGTAGTTGAAACATGCAGAAGTCGTATGAAGAAACTTAAAGAAGATATACGTAAGTTACATACAAAAGGTGGTTATGATAAACTGGCTGTAGAAGAAAAAACAGAAGAATTAGATGAAAATTCTGTTGACATTGCACAAAGATTCGTGTATGATACATTTGAGAACAGAAACATGGATTCTGTACTTACAACAGTAGCACGTATCGTCAAGGAGAAAGAAACAATGGATCAAATTAATAAAGAAACATTGGCATCACTATATGCAATGATTAAAGATGGAGCAGACTTTAAATTAAGTTTAGATCCAAACGATCCTTCGAATCCAAATAATGAGGATCCAAAGAAATATAGCGGCCAACAAGGCCCTATGGCAAAGGTAAGCTCAATGTTATCTTACCTAGCACAAGAGACTAAGAATGATGAAGCAAGTAATGTGTTTAGTAGATTAAGTACTGCTATTCATGATATGGATAAACAATCTATATCTCTTGTAGTTAAAGTCATCAATCATATTCTTAAAAAAGGTTACACTGGTGCTAAAAAAGAAGAATCAGTACAACCTATCGCAGAAACAGTATTAACTGCTATGCGTAGAAAAATTTCCTAAGGAAATCAACTATTTGCTTGACAGTAAGCAATAAAAAACATATACTGTATAGGCAATTAAAGGCAAAAGCGCACAGATGTGTGCAACATACAATACTAATATAGGCTAATATAGGAGAAAACAATATGGCAACTTTAGCAGAAATCCGTGCGAAACTAGCACAACAAGAACAATCAACAAGTAGTAAATCTACAGGCGGCGGCGACAACGCAATCTTTGCACATTGGAACATTGATTCCGGATCAAGTGCAACACTAAGATTCCTTCCAGATGCAGATCAAGAAAATACTTTCTTTTGGAAAGAACGCCAAATGATGCGTTTTACATTTCCAGGTGTAAAAGGTCATGACGAAAATAAACCTGTAACTATCCAGGTACCATGTGTAGAAATGTGGAATGAAACATGCCCAGTGCATGCAGAAATTCGTCCTTGGTTTAAAGATAATGCAATGGAAGATATGGCACGTAAGTTTTGGAAAAAACGTAGTTATGTATTCCAAGGTTTTGTAACACAAAGCGATATGGTTGAGGATAGCGTTCCAGAAAATCCAATTCGACGTTTTGTAATCTCACCTCAAATTTATAAAATCATTAGTAGTGCATTAATGGATCCTGACTTCCAGGAGATTCCTACAGACTATGAAATGGGTACTGACTTTAAAATTACCAAAGGTACTAAAGGACAGTATGCAGATTATGGTACTAGTAATTGGGCTCGTAGAGAACGATCATTGGATCAAACAGAGCGTGATGCAATTGCAGCGAATGGATTATTTAATCTAAATGACTTCCTTCCAAAGCGTCCTGATGCAGAAACATTGAATGCAATTTTTGAGATGTTTGAAGCAAGTGTAGATGGTCAACTTTATGATCCAGAGCGTTTCGCTACATATTATCGTCCATATGGAATGGACGCACCTGCAAATACAGGCAATGTGGCACCTGCGCCAACAGCAGCGACAGCACCTGCGCCAGTAGCAGAACCAGTAGCGGCACCAGTAGCAGAAACAACAACTGATACAGGCTGGCAAGATCCAAAACCAGAGGCAACGCCTGCCCCTACACCAACTCCAGAACCTGCAACCGCAGGTGGTGATGAACAACCAAGCGCACAAGATATCTTGGCAATGATTCGTCAACGTAAAGAATCTTAAAAAAACCTATGGAGACGGTATAGAGCCGTCTCCTTTATTAATTCTATTGGAGATATAAATGGCAAAACCATTCGATGTAAGTAAATTCCGTAAAAGTATTACTAAAGCGGTGCCCGGACTATCTGTCGGGTTTAATGATCCAGATACATGGATTAGTACAGGTAATTATACATTAAACAAACTTATTAGTGGGGACTTTAGTAAAGGAATTCCACTTGGTAAAGTAACAGTATTAGCTGGTGAATCTGGTGCAGGTAAAAGTTATATTGCAGCAGGTAACATTGTAAAAGCGGCACAAGATCAAGGTATTTTTGTAGTTCTTATTGATACTGAAAACGCATTAGATGAAAAGTGGCTACATGCATTAGACGTTGATACTAGTGATGAGAAACTTTTAAAATTAAACATGAGTATGATCGATGATGTTGCTAAAACAGTTAGCGACTTTATGAAAGACTATAAAGCAGAATATGCAGATAAAGAAAAGGACGACCGTCCTAAAGTATTGTTTGTAATTGACTCGTTAGGCATGATGCTAACACCTACTGATGTTGATCAGTTTCAAAAGGGTGATATGAAAGGTGACTTAGGACGTAAGCCCAAAGCACTAACTGCACTTGTTCGTAATACTGTTAATATGTTTGGTGAATTTAATGTTGGTATGTTGTGTACAAACCACACATACGCATCACAGGACATGTTTG